TCACCCCTTCATCAACCGATTTACGTTTACTAAAATATTCAAACATATCATTTAACCAATTTCCTGAATCTGACATTTCTAATTTACTATATTCAAGTTCTTCTTGATATTCATCACTTTTCAAATATTTTTCAATTTCTTCTTCAGTATATTTATCTCCTGCTAATGTTTGGAAAAAATTGAATTCACTTTCATCTACAATTAAATTATTTTCCTTAATTTTATTTTTTTCAACTTCATCTCTTTCTTTATCTAACATCTGTTTCATCATCATTAGTTTAGATTGGTCCCCTAGAGGTAATTTATCAAATCTTTCTTTTTGATATGGTGTCATTTCTCTATTATTCCCCTTAATTTTATTTTTTTCAACTTCATCTCTTTCTTTATCTAACATCTGTTTTATGTACATTAGTTTAGATTGGTCCCCTAGAGGTAATTTATCGAATCTTTCTTTTTCTTGTGGTGTCATTTCTCTACTATTTTATATTTTATAAATATTGCCCCCTTTCGGGGGCAATTAGTTGTTATGATGCGAATTCTAATGCTTTTTCAAACATTTTGGCATTTATATCCATATCTTGTTTAAAATTCTTAATTGGACGTGCTCTACGAACTTTATTTTTATTTGTTTTATATAAAAAATTACCTTCAATTATATTTTCTTGAACACGATTGAAAACTTCCCACAAACCTAAACCTTCGTCTTCTAATCTTTGGGCTTTTAAAATCTCGTCAATTGTTAATTCTGATAATTCGTTATTTGTTCCTTCTAATCTAATTTCAATAAGAGACTTAGCTAAATTTAAAACTTGTTCTTCATTTAACTCTGTATTTTTCATCTTATTTAGTGATTCTATAGTTAATGGTAATTTAGCAACTAATTCTTTAATTGTGGTTTGTAACTCACCAAATTCATAACCCATATGACGAATTTTCATTGAGTTAAACTCTGTTGTGGCTATTACTAATCCGTTAGAACAAATCATTCTAAAAAGACCTGCTTGGAATTTGAATGAATTCTTACCATCATGAGAATTAGTAAGTAATACTTGAGGATAAACTGTATCTCCATCTTCCCCGTTAATTACAACCTCGTTGTTTCTAAATATAACTAAGTGTTTTTGAAAACCAACAGTACTGGTTTTTCTTGCTTTAACTTCTTTAGCATCAGTAACACCCCATCCTAATAACTCCATATCTTTAATTACTTGTGAAGTTGGGATGTGAGTATACTTACTTGAAGTTGAATCAGCACTCTTTTCAGTAAAAATACTTGGAGCAATTGTTTTTAATTCTTCTAAACTTAAAAATTCTGCATTTTGGGTGTTTAACATAACCTTATATTTTAAATTTGTATCGCTCGAACCATTCGAACACGTAAATATACGAATTTCCTGTTGCGTAGCCTAGTTTCCTGTGCCTTACTTTTTAAAGGTTACCCATAGATAACAAAATATTAATATTAATAAACTTCCTATTAACCCCTGTAATAATATTATACTAGACTTTTCCATTTTTATTTTTTTACAAATTCATGATACGCTCGAACCATTTGAATGAGTAAACATATGAACTTCCTGTTGAGTAGCCTAGTTTCCTGTGAATTATTTTTAATTACTTTACGTATTCAAAGTATTTTTTTGTTAATTCCATACGATGAGATAAACCTATTGTTCCGCCATTAATACGTTTAGATAGTTTTAAGATAGTATTATCCGAGATTCCTTCATCACAAATAGACCAAAGTTTATTCCTGTCAAAAAAGAATATTGCTGATTCAAATGAAAATTCAGACTCAACTAAGTCAGGATTAACCAGGATATTGGGGTTTTTTAAATGATTAGATAAAGCTTGGTAATTTGCTTTACCTGTGGTTTGTAAGGCTCCTCTCCCTCTAAATTTCCATCCATCTCCTGATGCCTCATTTCCATTGGACATTCTAGATGCATATACTAAGTTTGCTATTTGTTGAGGTTTTCTTTGGTAAAGTAATGCCTTTTCTAAAGTAGGGAAGTACTTTTTAAATGTACTCTGTAAGCCTTTAGCACTATAATTTAAATTTTCTGAAAATAATTTAAAATTACCAGTTTCATGTGAAGTTTGGGCAAAAAAGTGTGNTGCTCTTAATGGAGTCATTTTATAGAACTCCATGGCTTTTTTCATTGTATTTGGTCCGAATACTCCATCATCATCCACTCCAATTTTAGTCTGTAATATTTTTAGGCTCATAATTTTTCTTCTTCGTTTGTGTTATCTCTTTTGCCAAATATTTTACCTACCTCAGCAATACCAAATGATCCTAAAGTAACAATAACAAAAGAATTATAAATAAATTCATTAACTTCTAATCCTTTACCAAATAACCCTGATATTATATCTGCTGTTGCAAATATTACCATTATAACAAATGAAGCAAATCCTACTACAGATTTTTCATTTATATCATTTTTATCTTTAAACATATTTTTAAAAAATTCCATAATTTTAGGGGGGAATGAATCCATAATTTATTATATTTGTCGTAAATAAATATGAAAACTATTGAGAAAAAATTTAGGATCTAACTATATAATCATCTTCCACTTCTCCATTTACTAACCCAATTTCCCTAAAATGTTCTAACATATTATCATCCATTTCCCAATCAACATGCTGTGTGGAAGGTATGTATTTATCTTCTTGAATGCCTTCGATTTGCTTTTTATCGAATACATTACCCACATATAAAAAATAACAATTATAACATAACATTTCAATGTTCTCAACTTTCCAATTTTTTTTATTATAATCTTTAAAAGCTATCAATAGGGGGGATTTATAATCACTGACTCTTTGTTCTTTATGACCACATCTGCAACATTCTTCCTTAATTACCCCCTCCTGTACTAGTCTAGCTTTATACCTATTTAAATCATATGAATCAGTATAAGTTTCACCCGACATTAATTCTCCCAAATTAGGTTCTTTACCTCCAAAATGTTTTCTTATACCTTTACCTTGCTGGTTTTTGTGTATTTCGAATAAGGTTTTACCTGTTGCTTCATCTACAAATACCTTAGCAAATTTTCTATAATGTTGGGGTGAGCAGTGGAGATATCTACTTGCGGCTGCATTAGATTTAGTAACCTTCATTGCCCTTATTATATCCTCTTTGGATATAGGTCTTGGTTTTCTACCTTTTTTCATCGAAAATGTTAGGTTTTATTTTTATAACTGTAAGCCATAAATCTTCAGCATTTTTTAATGGAATTTCCTCACCATCTTCACCCATATAAAGACCATTTTGTGAACCATCTTCATTATTTCTTTCATAAATGTAGAAAGATAATAACTCGTAAATTTCTTTCCCAAAAGCAAGATGTATAAGTGAATCTATAATTTGGTAATAATTTTCTTCATAATCAAACAAATCTATACTATAATCTCTTTTAAGGGTATAAGATTTAGTAACAGCATACTCCATTTGATTTACTAAATTAATAAATAAATCCTTTTTTTGATCAAATATTTTTTTGTTTTTTCTCTTAATTGAAGTATCAGCTTGTAAAAGTTGATTTAGAGATTGTTTAAGTAAGTCTAGTGGATCTTTTTCCATTTCGTAACAATTTTAGTGTTAAGTTTATTTCTTTACACTTTTCAAATTCATCAATTGATTCAAAGTAACCTAATGATGAACTTAAAGCATTTTCCCATCCTTTTTTTTCGATTATTATTGATGATTTTGTAGTATTCACATCACAAATTTCAGCAATAGGTTTATTTTTTTCCATTGCGTATTTTATACCTGTAAAGGTTTCATCAAATATAAAACTTTTATTCTCACTAACAAATTTATTTAGGTGAGCTTGGGTAGCACCTAACATCTTGATATTTATTAATTTTCTTTTAATCCCCATTTATTTTTTAAAAACAATTTCAATTACAAATGAGGCGAATGAAGATAGAGGGATTTGGAAAGCAACTACGTTTTTTTCTGGAGCACTTATATCTTCATCAAACTCAAGTTTAAATTCATTAAATTTTGGTGCTAATAATATAGCAACATCATTTTGTAGTGCTGCTAACATCTCATAGGAGGGGTTCATCATTTCATTACCCTTTTCATCCAATGGGAAGAATTTTACCTTAATTCCCATTTTCGTAGGATTTTTATTAACGGAAAACAACATATTATATTTCCTTTTACCTAAAGTTATTTTATATGTTAAAGTCCCATCACCTTCTCCTATTTCATTTATTAATTCCTCATTTAAGAAATATTCTGCTAATTTGCTCATCGTTTATATTGTGTTTAGTGATAAATATTATACAATTTCATATTCTATTTCAATTGGACCAAATCCCCATGTTTCTTTATTTTCTGTTTTTTCTTGAGCTATAACAGCTCTATACATATCATTTACTTTTTTATTAATTCCATCTAAAAACCCACCACCACCTTTACCATGATATATGTGAAACAGTGGTGGAGAGTAGATTGCTTTAAGTTTAAAACCATGTTTAATTGCTTTTTTCTGGACATTTGTATCACTGTATAAAACATATATTAATTCTTCTTCAAATCCCCTAATCTCATTCCAAATATCTTTATGTGCTAATTGAAAATCACCACAACAATTTATAATACTATAGTTATCACCTTCAACTACAGTTTCTTCAAATTTACGTTCTTCACTATTTTTAATTAAGTGTTCTCTTAATTCACGCCATTCATTATATTTCCTTTCACCACCATGAAACGCTTCAATATCGCCCCATTCAATATGTCTACGTGATATTGTATAAAAGGTATCATCGTTTAAATCGTTTAATATCGTTTTTTCCAGCACATCTCTGGGTGGGGCAATTACATCAATGTTTGTTGATACAATATAATCCCCAGTAGCACGCCTAATACCAATATTGCGTCCTAATACTTCATTACATATTTGAGCATGTGGGTCATTATTAGTTAATATTGATGCTATTTCAGGGGTAATTACTATGTGCTTTAAATTACCTTTATTTTGGATATTGTCTTTTATATCCCAAAGTAATGGTCTATCATTTGGTGAGTTCCAATCTACAAGTATTACTTCATCAAATGTATCTATTAATGAATTAAGACAATATGTAGCTCTACTGGAGAGGTTACCTCCATAATCATCATTTCTTGTAATAACAATAGCACTTATTTTCATTTATAGTTTATTATATTATCTGAACATATCCCTATATGTCCTTCTAGGTTATAATTTTCTGGTGGGGTTACTGCTATACTATTTTTACACGGTATGTTTGGATAAGCCCATAAATACCCTTTTGAGGTTAGTGTTACATCGTCTTTTTGATGCCAAAAATAATTTAAGTAGATGCCCACTTTGTCTAATATATTAAGTTGGGATATGGTATCCAAACTTTTTGCATGAATCCAAAATTTATTTGAATGATGTTTTAATAAGTCAAGGGGGAAATCATATTGTGGTATATCATGTCCTAGTTTAAATTTACCATCAACATACCAAACATCAATTTCTACTTGAAATTCTTGTTTTATAGCTTCAAAAATATAATCAGGATGATTTTCTTTATCAGATTGAATACTGTTTAAATTCCCTCTATGTGATATTAAAATCATACCTCTCCTTTATAATTGTTTAAAAAATATTCAAGATCTAAAGGTGTACCTAACCCAAACATTTTTTCAATATTAAAAATTTTAATTTTTTTACAATCTAATATAGCCTCATTAAAACTTGGACAAGTATAAAATTCCCCATTAGTTCTAATATTTTTAGATATCATTTGTTCAGCATATTTAACATAATCCGAACCATGTTTCCAATAATATACTCCTACAGTTGCTGTATCTGATATTGGATTTTTCTCTGCAACTTCTGTTACAAAACCATTTTCATCTAATTTTACAAATGACCATTTGGGGTGGGTTGCTTTAAATGTTAATATCCCACCATCTAAATTTTGCTCATTCATTTTATACATGAATTCATTTGAATCCCATTCTATAAATTGATCTGAATTAGCCATTATTAATGGTGAATTTGTGTTAATATGTTCTTTAGCTAGTAAAGTTGTACATGCTGCACCTTCAGTTATACCCTTAACTTCTACTATTTTACAATTTGGGGTAATTAAGTTTAATAATGTATCTAAATTATATTTTTCTCTATGTTCTTTTTGAACTACATAAATAAAATTAGCATCAATATTAAGATTTTCAACTACGACTTGTATCATTGGTTTACCTTTAACCTCAATAAGAGGTTTTGGGAAAACATAATTAGCTTCAGCAAATCTACTGCCAGCTCCAGCCATAGGTATTAATATGTTTAATTTACCCCCTTGCCATTTTGGTATTTTATTTGTTTTATTCATATTAAGTTTTTCTAAGATATTTTTTATAGTTACATCTTTAGGACTATCTACTCTTAATACATCAGCTCTTGAACGTGCTGCTGCTAATAAACCCGCAGGTGAATCTTCTATTATTAATGTTTCTTCAGGAAGCACATTCATTATAGACATGGCTTTCCAATACATTTCAGGATGGGGTTTACCATTCCCAACATCCTCATTTGATATAATTAAATCCATTTGTTCAATTAAATCTAATTTAGATAATATAGTTAATACTGAGCGTCTAATAGAATTTGAACAGCATGCTATTTTATAACCTAGGCGTCGTAGTTCTTTAAGAGTTGTTTTGATATATTGATCAGGAACTATATCTTGCAATTTATCAATAGTAATTTCTTGTTTTCTATTCCAAATTTGATTATGGAGATTAGATAATAAACCTCTTTCCTTAGTAAGAATTTCGAGTTTTTCACTTGTTTTTAACCCATCAAATTTTTGTAGGTGGTCTTGTTTACTAATTATGTATAAGTCATCTACTTCTTTCAAAGCAATGTTAAGTGCTTCGTAGTGAAGATCCTTACTTGAAATTAATACTCCATCCAAATCGAATATTATTAATTTTTTACCAGTCATATATAGTTTTATCTTTATACCAATCTACTAAATTAACGGCCATTTTTAACCAATATACACCTACTTCTTTGTCTAAACAAATATCTGTGAAAAAACTTATATCATTGTCTATTAAATTTTGGTAGTTTAGTTTAAATTCCATATTCTTATTCTCCATATAATTCCAAATTATAAGTGCTTCTGGAGGTATTGGTAGCATTTCATCTATCTGGAAATCAAACATTAATAACATATCTTCGATTTTACCATATATAATATTATCTGATGGGTAGTCGTGGGATGTATGATGATAAATTAAGTGGTATTCTAAGTCTTTTCTAACACCCTCTTTACAAGTAGCCATAAATGATAATTGTCTACCTTTTAAACTATCTAATAAATGATCTAAATTAGATATAATAGTATCACTTCTAACTTTTAATATTTCATCGACCTTACCTTCTAATGCTTTAATACCCTCAAAAGTAGATTTAACCTGCAAGTTAACATTTAGATATCCAGGGTAGAGGGGTTTTTTTACTAATATAACTTCAATTCCCTTAGATTTTATATAGTCTATTTGAAATTGATATTCATCATCCCATATAGCCCAAACTACATTATCAAATTTTGAATAATGATCTGCTACTTCTTTATAGTAGTCTGTGGGTCCTTGTAGAACTATACCTTGCATTAATCTTCTAGGTTATAAAGTTTCATTATGCCTTCTTTAAGAGTGGTGATTGGTTTCCAATAATTTAAAATGAAGGTATTAGGTTCATTCATAGCATTACGTTGGGTGTTGTCTTTTGTTGGTGATGGAATGGTAGGTACATTTAATATAGATGAAATTTCATTAATTGTATTCCATTTAAAACTACTAATATGATATTCTTCATTTTTAGGTAAAGTATAATATTTGAGGGCTAATGAAAATAAAGCCTCACAAGCATCATCAGCATATAAAAATTGCCTAGATTCAGTACCATCTGTTCTCATATGAATTACACCTTCATTTTTAGCCATTTTAATAAAGTCTGTAATAACATGGGATTTTTCTTCATTATATTCTCTACCATATACATTCCAAAATTTTATTAATAGTCCTCCTCTATCTTTAGTAATTTTTTCACCTAAAGACTTCAACATTCCATAACTTGAATATGACATTTCAGCCATTTGGGATGAAGCAAATAAGAATGGTTTATCTGCTCTTCGTATGGCATCAAAAGTATTAGACATTATCCTCATATTATTGATTATAAAATCACTTGTGTCTTGATATTGTTCTAAATACTTAGCCCCACCCACATCAAATGCTAAAAAGTATACTATATCACACTCCTGAAGGTAATGTTTGAGTAGGGAATTTGGTTCGTTTCTTAAGTCTTGATATTCTTCATTTTGGATGTCAAATTCTAAAACTTCTTCCCCTTTATTTTTAAGATATTCTACTAAATGTGAACCAATTTGACCTGAGGAGCCTAATATTAGGTGAATCATATTATTTTTTTATCTTTTAATTTTTTAATTCCTATATTTAAGTATTCTTTTATTTTAGATTCAAATAATTCTCTTTGGTTAGGTATATCTTTCAATGCAATTAAATCTTTATAATAACTTGAAAAACCCCCTTTTTTTAGAGGACCTATTGAATATTCAAATATAGTTTCACCACGCATTACCCATTGTTTAAAGTCTACTCCATGTTGTTGAACATATTCAGTTAACATTAATGAATACCAATCATGAGGACCATAACCTACCCAATCTTCTTGTATTGGACATAATTCTTCCATAAAAGATTTACTATATAAATCAAACCATCCTGCCCATTTTGACTTTTGTGTTTCATTTATTTCTATATCTTGTTCGCTTATTTTAGAAGCATATCTAACATCAAAAATATCTACATTATCCCAATCTTTATATGTTGTTTCAATATTTTCATTTGATATTTCATCCCACGAGTCATCCCACAATTTATTAATTTCAGGTGTAACAACAAAATATTTATTAGGAACTTTTTTAGAAGCACTAATTAAATAAGAAAGTAAATATTCACTAAAGTACATATCAGGACATACATTAATGTAAAAATCAACTTCTTTTGATATCGATTCTCGCTGGAAGTCTAGATGTCCATATAATTTATCTCCATCATATATTTTAGGAGAATATTGATAATCAATTAATAATTTAGATAATTGATTGAATTTATATATAAAGAATTGTTTGGGTAATTTACTATTATCCCAATCAATTAAATATGAAGATAAATTTAAGCATGCTGATATTTCAATTGTATCATCCTCAGTTAAATGGTATTTTGATTTTTTAAATTGTATGAAAGATGTCATACAATAGTCTATCTCCCACGGAAGAAGATGATAGGTGATTTTATAATTCATTCCACATTTTTTCAATTCCATATTTCAAACCTTGAATATTAAACATTACTATGTCATCTATCCCAATATTATTACCTATATAGCCACTACCTCTTTTTTTATTATTAATATTAATATTAACTTGAGATTTTGTGATTTGTTTTAATAAGGTAGCTATACTAGATAATGTATATTTCTTAGAATATACTAATTCTACTTCGTTATCCAAAGGATATTCGGGGTTACTTAGATAATATTCTATAACACTAATTAAATCGTCTATATGAACGAAATCAAATAATAGGTCTTGACTAATTTCAATTGGTTGGTTTTGTTTAATTTTAAGTAAACTTGATTTAATAAACCTAGTATCACTTTCACCAGTCCCAAATACTCCATATATTCTGAAATTGTAAGCCTTTTTATCACTACTAAGTATTCTACTTATTATGTTTTTAGACATCCCATAATAATCAATAGGAAAATAATTTTCTACTGTTTTATTTATAATACGGGGAAAGACACCCCTACGTCTGTCAAACTCAGCACCCGAAGCAAAATTAAAGAATTTACCAAATCTATCCTTATTATCCATTAGATGAAAAAACATAGATAAATTTTGATACATAGTTTCAGATGTATCAGGCTGTAGACGGCTGCCCCCTTTAATAGCACAATGTATTACAACATCAAAGTATTTAGTTTGTAAATACGTTGTTACTTGCTGAGCATCGGTTAGATTTAATTCATTACTACTGGGGGAATGTATGTCATGTTTGTCTTGTAAGGCTTTTATTAAATTTTTACCTATAAACCCACTACCACCTGTAATTAATATTTTCATCGTTTTAAGTTTAAATAACAAGGATTATTATTATTAATAAATTTTGTAAATATTTCATATGATAATTCTTCAGGTTTGTATTTTGTTATATTTTTAAATATATCCATAACCTCTAAATCTTCTTCACCCCAATGCGAAAAACCTAAATACCCATATTCTTTATCTCTCCCACCACCTACTAATTTTACAGGTACTCTTTCATGGTTTAAATAATTTCTAATCCATTCAAATGGACGATATAGCACAAATGGTGTTATTGAATATACTATAGGGATTTTATTATCCATAGCTAAACCACAGGCTGCACCTAACATAAGTTGCTCTGAAGATAGAGTGTTAATAAACCTATCAGGGTAGTCTATTTTTATTTTATCCCATAGCCCATATCCTAAATCACCTGTAAGTAAGTAAATATCTTCATTTAGAGACATTTCATCATGTAAGTATTCAGCAAATTTCTTTCTCATAACGATTTATAATTTTCTTCACTCATTATATGGTAATGAGCATTAATCCCTTTTAAGAATGGATATTGGTTTACTGTTGTATAGTGTAATTTGATATTAGGTAAAAAGGACTTTAGACGATTAGTTAAATATTCCTTATCAATTTTATCATAAGCAGCATACCCATTTATATTAACATGAATTTCAATATTATTAACAGGATGTTCTTGTATAAATCTTAAAGACTCCCAAATCGAACCTTCAGCACATTCTCCATCACTAATTAAAACATAAACTTTACGTTTTGGATTAGATAGAGCCCTACCAACACCAATCGTAATACCCGTACCTAAACTACCTGTTGAGCAATATATACCATCATTTTCAGCTCTATGGGGGTGACCTCCATACTTTTTAAATAATTTTTCAGCATCTTTACCTTCATATTTTTCTAAAATAACATAGAGGGCTAAAGCAGCATGACCTGAAGATAGGATGAAAATATCATCTTTATGTTTTTTAGAATAAATTTTATCTATAATATCTACACTTGAAAGGAATGAACCTAAATGTCCTATTTTATTTTTATATGCTATATCTAGTATACGTCTTTTTAAATCTACCATATAAAATTTTCATTATAATATTTAACTATTTGGGGTAATTCATTATCAAATATAGATTTGGGTTTCCAACCTAAGGCTCTCAATTTATCATCATTTAAAGCATATCTAACATCTTGACCTTGTCTTGAGTATGATAAGTCTAAGTAATTATAAAATTGAGAATCTTTACCATGTTGTAATTTAATGATTTTATCTACAGTATCCAAATTAGATTGCTCATAACCTCCACAAATATTATATATTTCATTTGTAGTACCTGATTTTATAATTGTAATTACAGCTTCTGCTGTATCTTTGGCATGTAACCAGTTACGTATAGGAGTTCCGTTATTATGTAGTGGTATTTTTTTATCTAATGTAAGATATTTAATGGTTTTTGGTATTAATTTTTCAGTATACTGCCCTATACCATAATTGTTAGTTGGACGTAATATTACATAAGGTAGATTATAAGTTCTACCCCAAGCCATAATTAATTGATCTGCTGCTGCTTTTGTTGATGAATATGGGTTGGATGGTTTTAATATATCAGTCTCTATATGTTCTCCATTTGTTATATCACCATAAACTTCATCTGTTGAAAAATGTAATAATATAGGTTTATTTTTACCTTCCCCTCTATAATTTTTAAGAAGTTCAAGTAAATTATGAACACCGTTTACATTAGATTTTACAAATTCATCACTTTTAACTATTGAATTTCCAACGTGAGTTTCAGCGGCAGTATTAATTACATAATCACATTCATATAAAAATTCTAAATCGTTTATATCCGTTCGCTCAAATGAAAAATTGGGGTGTTTTATAAATTCATCATATGAGGGTTTATGATAAGCATAAGTCATTTTATCAACACCATGAACATGCCATCCTTTAGCTAAGCATAATCTAGTAATATAACTTCCTATAAACCCAAATGCTCCTGTAATTATAATTACTTTTTTACTCATTGTCAAAGTATTTATCTACTATAATTTTAATATAATCAATTTGTTCTAATGTAATAACAGGACTACACCCTAAGAAGAAGGTATCAGTTGTTACTTTTCTTGCTATTGGAAAATCATTAATTACTCTTTCAGCATCTATTAAATGTGAGTATGCTGGTTGTAACATGATATTACCTGCAAAATAAGGACGTGTTTGAATTAAATTATCCTCTAAATATTCACAAAATTCTGTTCTTGTAAACCCTGCTCCATCTTTTACTGTAAAAGCGACAGCGAACCAATCAGGATCAGATTTGTCTTGTGCTTTAGGTAATATAAATTTATCTGTATAAGGTTTAAATATATCTACTACAGCAGCATGATTACGTCTACGTAACATCCCAATTTCATCTAGTTTATTTAATTGAGCGTTACCCATTGCTGCTTGAAGTTCAGTGGGTTTTAAATTATATCCAATTTCTTCATAAATATATTTGTGATCAAATATTTCTTCAGGTAAACTAGGCATCCAAGTATTAAACCTACACCCACAACTTCCATTTCTTAAGGCATTAGCTTGACCAGCACAGTAACAACCTCTACCCCAATCTCTAAAACTTCTTAATATTCTTTCGGTGTCTAAATCATTACAAGCCACAAACCCACCTTCACCCATAGTAATGTGATGTGCTGGGTAGAATGAGCATGTAGACATTTTACCAAATGAACCTAATAATTTTCCATCGTATGTTGTACCTAAACCATCACAACAATCTTCTAATAATATTAAATTATATTTTTCTACAATTTCCATTAATCGATCCATATTAGGTGGGTTACCTAATACGTGTGCGAATGTAATAATTTTAGCATCAGGATTCTCTTGGCATACTTTTTCAACTTGGTCTAAGTTTAAATTTAATGTTTCTAATTCAATATCAACAAAGATAGGCTCAAAACCTACTTGAATTGCTGGTGAAAGTGTAGCAGGGAATCCTGCTATAGGGGTAATTACTTTAGTTCCTTTAGGTAAGTTTAAACCACGTTTAGAGGTTAGAGCTAGCATCATAAGTAGATTAGCACTTGAACCACTATTTACTAATACACCTAATTTTTTACCTAATTTTTTTGGGAATTTTCTTTCAAACGCTCCTCCTTCTTTACCTAACACAAGCCAACCTTCAAGCATAGTTTTCACTACAGCTTTGTATTCTTCCTCATTAATATAAGGCCCCGCATATTGGACTAAATCTTTACCTGCCTCCCATTTAGTTTTTTTAGCTTTAACAAATTCTTCTACTAGTTGTAAAATTTCGGTCATAATATATGTGCTATAAATTGCCCTCCTGTATTTTCATGGACATTTGTTTTGGTAAATATATAATTAGGATTATGGGTAGCCAAGGTATTTTCCACCCACTTTATCCCCTCTTCCCCAATATATTGTTGGTGAATATCATCTATTATAATAACGTGATCATTTCTCTTATGTTTTAATATAGCTTCAATCTCCATCTTAAAAGGACTTGTAGAACCATTTCCACCTCCATGAGCATCTATCCAAAACATTGCCCTACCATTTACCCATTCCAAAATTAATTTTTCAATATTATCTTCAGTTGAACCTAAAAAAAGTTTTACTTTGTCCCAAACATCAAGGGGTTGGAAACGATTCATACAATGGTCATAAAAACGTTCTTCAATTTCAATTGATATTATACGTTCAAAATCTAAATCTAAAGCATCCTGGATTGAATCTCCTATATGTGTACCTGTTTCAAAAAATACAGTACAATTTGATTTATATTGTTGAAATAATTTGTTATAAGGCCAATATCCCATTTTCAGTAAATAATTTAGTTATGATGTCAACTATATTTTGTTCATAATCAACATATTTTAATGCTGTTTGATAATTTTCTTCTATAACCTCTTCCCACTCATCATAATCTTCTTCACTAAAATTATTTATAGCATAAATCATGTCATCTATATTATTACATTCAATAATACCATAAGCATTAAAAAAATCTCTAATATTTGAACAACCCCAATATATGGGGATTGTTTTGAGCAAGAATAAATCTAAGATTTTTTCTGTAAAATATCCTCTATGATTTGTGTTTTCAATAGCAATCCCAAACATGCTATCTCCAAATACTTCAACTTTGCCCTTTCTAGCATCATTAATATCGCTTCGATCTCCATATGTTTCAAAAAATTTAATTGGTAATTTTATTTCGTTTTTTCTAGAGGTTAATTCATGTCTAAGAGTATGCCCATATGTTTTATTTAATTTACCAGCTAAATGGGATATTTGATATTTTTTAGGATAAGGTTTTTCATATTGGTATTTTTTAAACCAAGTATGCCCAAAAGGTAAAAACATTGCATTATCACAATTATTTAAAACTTTATCATCCCAAGTCAATATAACTGAAAAGTAATGTTGGTTTTGGATTGCCCAATCGTGTAATAAGAAATACTCGTTAGGTTCCTGTAATACTAAAATATTTATTTCGCTTAAATCTTCTTGTGTTTGTGGGATATCATCTACAAATAAAGTAAAAACCACATCCTTAAGATGTTCCATCTTAGCTTCAAAAACCTTAGCATCAAAATGTTTTATTTTTAATTTCATAATTCATTTATCCAATACTCAATCATCTCATCAATCATTGTTTTAAAATTATATTTTGGCTCCCAACCTGTAGCTTTCCTTAATTTGGTACTATCACCTTTTAAATCTAACAATTCTTCAGGACGGAAGTATTTTTTATCTGTTGTAACATAATCTTCCCAATTTAATCCTAACTTATTAAAAGTATACTCTACTAAATCTCGTACTGAATGGGATACACCGGTTGAACATACAAAGTTATCAGGTTGGTCTAGTTGTAAGATCATCCACATAGCCTCTACGTAATCTTTAGCATGACCCCAATCTCTAGTAGCATCCAAATTTCCTAATACTAATTCACTTTTTTGACCTTTTGCTATTTGAACTGCTGTTTTTACAACCTTATTTGTAACAAAATTTGTTCCTCTTCTTGGGGATTCATGGTTAAATAAAATACCATTTGAAATAAACATCCCATAGGAATTTTTATAATTATTGCTAATATTATAAGCGAATACTTTAGCACATCCATAGGGTGAAACTGGGGTAAGGGGGGTAGTTTCTCTTTGATATCTATCTAAATCTATATTATTCCCGAACATTTCACTGCTGGAGGCTTGATATATTTTAGTATTTGGTTTAGTTAGACGTACAGCTTCAAGTAAATTCAACGTTCCAATACCCGTAGCCTGAGCTGTGTATATGGGTTGGTCAAAAGATATTCTAACGTGGGATTGAGCCGCTAAATTGTAAATTTCATCGGGTTGTGATTGTTGAATAACTGAGATTAATGAAGCTAAATCTGTTAAATCAGCATATATTAATCTACCTTCTAATTGTGAGTAAATTTTGTCTAATCTTGCTGTTTGGTTTTCAGCTACAGAATTGCGTTTGACTGTTCCCCAAACTTCATAACCTTTCTCTAACAAAAATTCTGCTAAATATGATCCGTCTTGGCCAGAGATTCCACTTATGAGTGATATCTTTTTCTTATCCATATAATATAACTTTTATTTAATTAATATAATAACTAATTCTTGTATTACCAAATATACCCTCTAGCACTTTTATTTTTGCTATTCAAAACTTACCAAATGCTAGCTTGGGCTATTTTCTTGCTTTTTCATAATTATCTATAAACCATTTTACTGTTTTTTTAATTCCTGTTTCGAATGGTGTGTATTTAAAACTTGGATAAAGTTCTTTTATTGCAGAGTTATCTGATGGTTTTTTGAATTGTCCATCGGGTTTAGTATTATCAAATATAACTTTACCTTTAAAGTTAAATTCTTGAACTAGTAAATCTACTAAATCTTTAATACTTACTTCATCATCACCACTGAATATTAAAGGATCTATTCCTTTATAATTTTCAAGTGTCCATTCTGCTAAACGAGCAATATCTTCGGAATATATGAATTCTCTTAGGGGTTTCCCACTACCCCACACAGTAAAGTCTGTTTTATTTTCTTTAGCTAAGTGTAATTTATGGATTAACATAGGCATTACGTGTCCATGTTCTAATGAAAAATTATCATTAGGACCATAAATGTTGGAGGGTATAATTGATGTATAATTTAAACCATATTGTTCTCTATATGCTCTAATTTGAACATCAGCCATACGTTTTGCGTATGCGTATGGGTAGTTTGAACTATGTGGTTCTCCAGTGTGGATTTGATCTACCGTTAGTGGATACTTTACATTATCAGGAAATACACAGGTAGATAAAAATGCTACTAAGTTTTTTATTCCTGCTTTGCGAGAGGCTTCAATAACATTAGTATTAATCATTAAATTATCATAGAAATATTCACCTTTAAAGTTCATATTTCCACCTACCCCACCTACCTTACCAGCACAATGGATAACACCTTCAGGTTTAATAGTTTGAAATAAGGTTTCGGTTTGTCTTCTATTAGTTAAATCACAATATTCTCGAGTTAACTTTAATTCGGATTTCATAGCTGAACCAACCATACCACCACCACCAGTAATTAATATTTTCATAATGTTGAATAAAATTTATTTTGTAATCTTTGTCTATCTATATCCTTAATATGGTATAAGGCATATGAATCGTCTTCGCTTGGCAAATCAGCGTATGTCTTCCAACCTACAATTTTTTCGTGGACTTTATTTACCCACTTTATTTCGGGTTTGTTTCTAAAGATTCGATTTTGTAAATCCGGCCAATTGCACCAACCTTGATTATTTAATCTCCAACCCCACTTTATTACGTCACTCTGTTCTAAACCCTTAACAATATTAATGCGGGGCACAGATATCAAATCAATTTCCTCGTTAGATTCTAATACTTGGTGGAGAATATTACAGAATGTTTCTGATAATGTCTCGTCGCTATCTATTTGAAAGATCCATTCTTTAGTACAATAACTTTTACCATTATTTTTGAATGAAGCAAAATCTCCATTTAAATCGAAATGGCATTTTTTAATTTCAAAATTATCTTTATTTTTTTCGATAAATTCATCTACTAAAGTAATTACTTCAACTGTAGCTTTATTATCTAATTGAATAACTAGTTCATCAGTATAACTCATAACTTGAGTTAATTGAGCTAAAAGACGTTTTAAATCTTCGTATTCGTTATATGCTGTTACAAAAAATGATATCATACTATTCTTCAAAAAAATTAATGTAGTCGAGTCCTTCTATAAAGTCTTTTCTAGGAAATTTCTTTAAAGTTTTCATATCAGTTTTATAAGCATAAAAATCTTCAGTACCTGGTATTTTAAATTTACCTTTTTCTTCTTCTGAAATTTCTTTGACTTTTACGCCTGCCCATTCCCAATCATCCACATTAGTACCGTGAATGAATACTGTCCCTTTATCTTGAATATTGATTGTAATAGGATACCATACACGTTTTTCAGCATCTATAAATTTGATATCTTTATAAAGTTCAGGTATTGTACTTTCATATTCTTCAAAATCAAACTCATCTTGTTTCATAAAATCAGAGGTTGAAAATCCACATCCAAAACAATAGTATTTATTGTGAGTTGAATTGAGGGGGGTGACATAAGCGGCATCTGAATTGCACTTGGTGCAAATTTCTAAACTATCTTTCATTAGAATTGTTTTTTAGGTAATGATATTTTTGTAATTGAGGGGAGTTTAATTTCAACTTTTTTAGGGGCATTAGCATCAATTATAGTTTCTAACCTTTCTTGCATTTTTTCTAAAGTAAAATTAGTTTTACAATAATACCCTAAGCGTTTACCTTTATTTTCATAATCTTTATAATTAACTATATAATCTTTTAATATCAATGTAGTAAAATTTACATCAACATCAAACCATTTAGAATCTTTAATTATTAATCGATCTTGAATTGCAGATTCATGTACGGGTTTCAGTTCACCTGGGATTAAGCTAGTAAATTCGGGGTTTAGGAAGTCTAAATGTCCACTCCAGTTTGAGGCTATAATTGGTTTTTTACTTTGGGTGAATTCAAGTAAAGGGCGACCAAATCCTTCCCCTTTAGTTAAACTAATCATTGCTTTAACTTTAGGGTGGTTATATAAATTATTTACATCATCATCATCTATCTCACCATGAATTAAATAGATATTAGGTAATTTTCCTTTTATTCCTTTTCTAATATCATCTATACGACCAAGTATAATTTCTCTATCCATTATAGAAGCAGGACCCGACATAGTTTTTAAAATCAATGCTGGTGTTCTTTTTTTGTTTTTAAATGTTTCTAAAAATGTTTTAACTAAAACACCTACATTTTTTCTATCTTCCCCATAACCTCCTTTTAACCAATGTCCAACAAATAAAAAACAAAATTGTTCATCTATAGTATTTAGGGTTTCTACTAATTTAGTTTGTGGTAAATTCTTTGGTTCTATTGGGAAATATTTTTCAATATCAACACCTTCAAATAAAACCTCAGCATTTTTTTCAAACTTAATTACTCCTTGAGAATTACCATCTTTGTCTTTTTGCTCATATTGGGTATTTTGTAGGGCATATAGTGAATGTTTTGATGAACCTAAGATTAAGTCCATATTATTAGCACCTTGTATAAATCTTACATCACAAGTATCTGTTTCAATTCCTGCAGTTATACCAATATTAAATTTACCTACTTTCTGGAATTCATCTGGGATTGATATTTGGATCCAAACATCGGGTTGTCGTTGGAATGGAGGGGTTATAATTCTGTCTAATAATTTTTTATCTTCAGGGTTGTTTTCATCTAAAGCTCCATATGATGTATTCCCCCATCTTTGGGATATAAAATTAACATCATACTTACCAGAGTTAACTAATGCTCTTGCAATATCTTTACTTCTATTTCCATAACCTGAATATGTCTCTAAAGGACAGCTAACTACTATAAAGGGTTTACTCATAATTAATATAATAATTTATGTTGTNTTTTTTTAATGGGTAATGAATCTATTTTAATAAAATCAAATTTCCTTCTGGGAATAAAATTATCAATAGTGTTATCCATATGTTTAATTATATTCTCATTCATCATTCTGGCAGACATTCCTGACTCATCAGATGTAACCCATTTTCTTGCTAACTTTCCGGCTTCTAAAATATCTTCTTTAGACATTTCGTAAGATTGTTTTAATTTTAAGCCTAATTCTTTAAAATCAACATGATCTTCAAAAATATATGGGGTAGTTGGTGAACCTACTAAAGTAGATACTTTAGGAAATATAGGTATAGCCCACTTTCCATGGTTTTTATAAGTACCATAGTGGTTTGAGGGAAATTCTGAGTTGAATTTAATCCAATCTCCATTTTCATCTTCAAATCTCATTTGATCTTGCATTCCACCTGTTACATTAGCTAAAATCATAGTACCTGCCATCATAGATTCAGTTAAAGCAAGTCCCCATCCTTCAGCATTAGATGGTAATACAGTAATATCTGCTAAATTATATAAAAAATTCATTCCTTCAGTAGATAACTTCCCACCTGAAAATATTACACTTGAATCTTCACCTAAAAATAAATCTCTAACAGCAAATAAATCTGTACCATTATCATCTATAGGTTGAGTATGTAGTACTAAGGCTACATCATTTTTCTCAGTTTCAGGTAAGGTTTCTTTAAATATTGAATATGCTGCTATAAGATTGGAAATTGCCTTTCTTCTAATATTTCTTGAATTAAAGAAAAATACATGCTTATATTCTTTATCACCAAATAATTCTTTTTTTGCTTGTTGTAAATTTTCCCATTTTTCATGTTTTTCATCTATTGGGAAAAATTGTTCTTCATTAATACCATGGGGAACATAAGCTATAATTTTATCCTTTGCTTTTTCTCCCAGAACAATTTTATTAATATTCTCGGTTTGTTTTGATATAGCTAATAAGGTATCACATGATTCATAATATGATTCATTATACATGGGGGCTGGTAGATTATCCCAAATATTTAAATATACCATTGGAATTTTGGTGCGTATTTCATTTTCAATTTGAAATAACCATTCCCAATATCTAGGATCTGTAAAGAAAAATATTGCGTGGGGTTTTTCATCTTTTAACATTTTACGAATCAAAGTAGAATCACCATACCCATTTTGGGGATATAAAAATACGGATGCATCAGGTATCCCTGAACGATTACTAGTATCTTGACTCAAATCAATTCTTTTACCTTGTTCTGGGTGGTTTATTGCAGCTCCTATATTCACCCAATTGTATTTATGACAAGTACCTAATACTATTTCCCTAGCCATTGTTGATATTCCTGAACTCATACGAATATCATCTGCCAAAAATAGTATTTTTTTTCGCTGTTCTTTTGGTAAATAACCTTTTCTCATATAAATTTTAATTATCTATTGTTAAGTTAGTTTGGTTATGAATTTGACATTTAAAATCATCTGAAGTGAGATATAAGTAAATAGCCCGGTTTGTTAATTTTTGGAGACTAAATTTAGTTTTAATACACTCCATTTTAAAATCTTCAAATAGATCGGGTTGGACTTTAACACTAGTTAGTTGTAGTTTTTCTTTAGACATTGTTTGTTATATTAATTTATTTGATATACATATATATTTTATTTTTATTTATTACCCTAATGTAAAAAATCTCTCATCGGGAGCCAAACCTTCTCCACATAATTCTCTATTTTTTCCAAATTCACACCAATCACATAACTTTGATGGTGATTTTTTAAATTCTTTATCTATTGGTTGGCCTTCGGGGGTATAGCATTCTTTAATAAAAGAAATAAAATCTTCTTGAGTTTCTTTTAAACGTTTTAAATTATCCGTTGGGTTAAAATTTTGTACTCTATATGCTTGATAAGGTGACATTAAATTATCATCATCAAAATTTAACACTTTTCTTTTAACAATAAAAAATTCTACATTTATTTTTTCTTTAGGTACTTTAAATAACTCAGAATAAAAATTTTTATATAAAAGTAATTGTTGGGATTTTACCTTATCACCTTTCTCCCATTTACTCCAACCTTTTTTTGAAGTTTTTATATCATATATAGTGTAATCACCTGTTGTTTTGTGTTTAGTAATTAAATCAACATATCCCACGTATTTAATATTGGGGCGATCCTTAAGGGGTTGGAGGATTAATGGAACTTCAATCCCAACTAAATCCATTGTTTTTTTAGAAAAAGAGTTTTTTCTCCCACGTTTATGTTTTTTAAACCAATCTAAAATAGCAACTCCATCATTATAAAATTCAGATAATTCTTCTGTTGTAGAGAAATGATTANCCTTATTCTTTTTTTTATATTTAGTATATTCACCAATTAATTTTTCTTTAAAATACCTGTTAATATCAAGGTTGTCCGCTGATTTTATTGAGGTATCGTACATGGTTTGGAGATAATGTTGAATTGATTCGTGCATCGCTGAACCAAAACAGAAATGTATGTTGGGTGTATTATCTTTATAACCTTTTACATATTGTAAATACCATTTATGGGGGCAAGATTTATACATGGAGTATTGTGAGAATGATACAACTTTATCTACAGCATAATTTATTTCCATAATATGTCTTTTAATTAGTTTTTACCTAATCCTTTTTCTTTAATAACATCCATTATTTTTTCTAAATATAGTGTTAGGTCCATTGCTTCTTCTTGAGCGTGAATACACCAACCTAATAAATCAATATCTTCTCTTTCTAATGTGGTATTATATTTTTTAATTCCTACGTTTGAACGTTTTTCAAATTTTTCCTTTACAGATTGAACATGTTTATCCTTTTTAACTTTTATTGGAAAATCCAATTGATGTTCTGTGTTTCTATATTGGTAAATTTCACTATTCTTTGTCATAGTATCATAGTATTTTTTAACTGAATCTCCCATTATCCTTTTAAATTAAGGGGGGTGTGGGGGAAATATTTTTCTAATGTTTCTAACCTATCATCAGCATCTGATAACATAGAAAGAGAATCATTTGCATTTTTATAAAAGTCTCCTGTAGAATGATCTCCAATACCTACAGCTTTATTACCTAATAATTCTAAACTTAATAATGATTTTGCTTTATCAGCTTCAGCCTCAGCTTTTAACATTATGTATAATTTTTCCATCATTTCATTAAATTTTTTATTTGTTTATTACTTTTATTCATTGTTAATAAAATCTTCATAACTTCGTCTTTATCTAGGAGAGAATAATAATCTATTGTTTCTCTAATACTAGTATTAAACCATTTAGATATAAGCTCTATAAGTTCAATATTATAATTTTGTTTAGAAGATTTTATATATTTAAAAAATGTTTTCTTTTTTGGGATAACATTACAATAAAAATTATATAATTGTTTCTTTGGGATATTGGGGTATTTTTGTATTAAATTAACTATTTCAATATTTTCAGATTTCATACTAATAAAACGGTTTATTAAATATGGGTTAAAAGAACCATAATCATCTATAGAAAAAGATGACCATGGTTTCTTTTCATAACTTATCTGGTCAAGCCAATTAAATAAAGTTAATGCCATTTTTAAAAGATATTATATTCTTCTCTTAATTCTTTAGGTAAAGCGTCTCCCAAAATTTTATTAGTAACAGGATCAAAGAAAATAGGGATTGGGATAATTGCATCCTCATTAGTGCCTGTAATAAATTTAGAGATTTTTCTTATTAAAAATCCCTGCTGCCAAATTTTACCCCCATCTGGGGTGTCAAGTGATGTTGTTTTTGATAAATCTAAATTAATTTGTGGTTGTTCCATTATGTGGTTTTTAAAAGATTAGCGATACAAGCCATAAAAGTTATTTCAAGAT